TAAATATCCAAGGGGTATAAATTCCTGAACCGACGAATTCAAGTGCCTGTTCGGTCCATATGTGAAAGCAATGGAGGAAGTTATCTATCATCACCCATCATTCATCAAACATGTTCCCGTCTTGAAGAGGGCCGGATATGTTGATGACTACATCTTCTCACCCGGTCACGTCTATGTAGCGACTGATTATTCTCAATACGAATCACACTTCACTGCGGAGTTGATGGAATCCATCGAGTTCATCGTCTACCGCCATCTGATGCAAAACAATCCAGATCCACTCTTCGACAAATGCCTAAGAACCCTTGCTGGCACTAACAATTGCAGCTTTCGTGCTTTTAAAGTTGCTTTGTCTGCCACCAGAATGTCTGGAGAAATGAACACCTCTCTTGGAAATGGTGTTGCAAACTTCTTCCTTACACACTTTGTCCTCCACAAACGCGGATACCCAATTGATCAGATCAGAACTGTGGTCGAGGGCGATGACGGACTCACTCGCGTTCGCCCCGACAATCTACCTACTGCCGACGATTTCAAAGCCCTAGGCTTCACTATCAAGATCGAGACATATGACCGCATTTCAGACGCAAGTTTCTGCGGTCTCGTCTACGATCCTGACGACAAACAAACAATCACTGACCCATTAGATGTACTCCAAAACTTCTACTGGCTAGATGCGCTCCGTTACGGGAAAGCTAGCCAGAGGAAAATCCTTGAATTGATGAGGTGCAAAGCACTCAGTGCTCTATATCAATACCCCGGTTGTCCGATCATTAAGGCTATGGCTTCAGCTATGCTCCGGTTAACTGCCCACACCAAGATCCGACACCACTTCTCCAATCTTTATGACACCTCGATTCAGCGTGAAGCTCTCGAGTATTGTGTCAATGCCGACTGGTCGCTTAAATCGAAAGAAGTCACCGAACTACTCAACAGACCCATCGGCATAGGGTCCCGACTGCTCGTTGAACGCAAGTACAACATCAGCGTCGCAACCCAACTACGAGTCGAACATTACTTCAATACAGTGCAGAAAATCCAACCATTCACCGACAGCACTCTCCTGTCCGTAATCCACCCGCACTGCAG